ATTAAACTCTTGGAGAGTGAAGTAGGAGTAGTGGTGAGCGTTTTGTTTTGGGGGGGTTTGATCGCAAGGATTCATACTCATTATAGTCAGAGTAACTTTAAATAGTTTTTGATCTTATTTTTAGATGAACTATATATTTATAACAAAGTGCATCTTTAAGAGTTTTAAAAGATTTTTTAATCACAATATCTTTATAAGTTTTATTGTAATAATATCTTTTACCATTTTTATAAATACTTCTGAATCCTGAAGAAGGTGCGAAACGAACACAAATTTCTTTGTTCCCACAGATAATAAATCTACTTTTATTCATTCAATATTTATTAATGTAAATGATATCTTTCAAATTTATTGAGAGTTGTATAAAATATTTGAGAAGTTAGAATTTTATCCCCCAGAGTTAGAATTTTATCCCCCAGAGTTAGACTTTCAATCAAATTTTATAATAATTGGGGTTTCGTAACGATTTATTTGCAGACAAGGTTCGGGGATCCGATAGACCATACGAGCACTGATTGATGTAATCCCTTGGCGTTTTCTGTATGCCTTGACTCTTTCATTGGCGAGGCGGAGTTGGTGCTTTTCTGCATCACTCCGTGCACGGCGTTTTTTATTTTTTGTAATTAATATCTTTTTCTCCGTTTGCTTCGGGTTTTCTTCCATTATATTGTAAATAATATTACTTTCTTTTTAAATCAATAACCCTAAACGAGATTTTTAAAATATTCTTCCATCATATTGTATATAATATATTCATTGATTTCTTTTTATTCTCTATAAATTTCAATTATGTTAAAAGATATGAAAACGGTTGTATTGTTATGGTATTCTCTTTACTATATGTTATGTATATGAAAGAGAAAAGTAAATAATAGTATCATTACCATTACCGTAATAGAAGAGATTCTGATTCTCTACTACTTCAGAATTTCAAAAAACACTCTTTTGAGAGTATTATTTACATAATGAGACGTGTTATGTATATAGAAAATAAAAAAGTGATGAAATTTCAAAAAGTGAAAATATTCCAAATTTATCACCAAACTCTAACTTTGACGCCTTCTGATGCAACTTTCACCACTTTTACCCCAACAATTCCTCCCTTTTTTGACCCCCAATTCTAACCTCAAAAAGATATCTTTTTACATCAATTACCAATAAATTTTAAGGACTTTACAATAAAACATTTTAAAATAAATATATCTACAAATAAAATATAGAATAGTATAAAATATGAGTTCTAATTATTTACCTGAGATGGAAATGCCCCCAGCACCCACAGAAGAAAAACCACTCGTAGCAGAAGAAGGAGATCCCCTCGTATCCAAAGCATCTGCAGATGAAGGTGCTGTAAAGATGGAAGTTACAGAAAAAGTTGATGAGGATACTGGAGAGGAGAACCCTAATTTTGAATACTCTGATGAAGAAGTAATTGAAGAAGATGAACCAGTCCCAGTAAAACAAAAAAAGAAATTGGAGAGAAGTGAAGTGTTTAAGACTCCGCAAGTGATGGCGGTTAAGGAACCAGTCAAAGAAAAGAAGAAGAGAAAACCACCGTCTGAAAAACAACTCGCTGCACTCGCAAAGGCACGGGAGAATATGAAAAAGAAAAGAGAAGAAGCAAAGAAATTAAAAGCAGAAGGCAAGGAAGCACCTATAAGTAAAAGAAAGGCACGGCAAAAGAAAGAAGTCCAAGAAGAAGTCCGTAATACTAAGGTGATGTTTAGTGAGGAGCAAGTAGCAAAGATAACAGCAGACGCATTATCTCAATATGAAGAAAAAAGAAAAGTTCGTAAAGCACAGAAAGCAATTGTTAAAGAAAAAGAAGAACAAGAAAAGAAAGTTCAACAGCAGGTCGCACGTGCACTAGGACAACCACAAGCAGATGATATTTGGGGACAAGCACTCGCTGGATTAATATAAACTCTGATCATCATACAATTTATAATTACTATAAGTGAAACCATTACAGGCATCTTTAAGATATAATGTAGCAATAGCAGGATAGACAAATAAATTTATTTTACCTTTCTTTTGAAGATGAATATATTCATTATCAATTGCTCTTTCTTTTTGATTATGAGGAATATTTGATATTATCATTTGAGATACTTGTTTATTTGGAATATAATATCCACAAGTCTGTCCGATCTTGAAGATATCTTTATCAATCTTATTGATACCTTTTTCACAACAATATCTTACATTTTCTTTTTCACCTTCTTCTTTAAATTTTTTCATATCTTTTAGAAATGGAGATGTTATATCACCTCCTATATAACAGAACTCATTTACATTTTCTAATTGATCCAAATTATCAAAATCTTCTATTAAGGCATCATCTTCTATGATTACAATATTTTTTAAGTCTTCATCTATAATTTTTTGTAATAATCTTTTATGAGATAATGAACAAGCAACTACTTTTTTTCTCAATTCCATTTTAGCATTATATCTAAAATGATATCTTTCTACTTCTTCTTCAGTAACATCTTCCCACCATACAGCATCATAGATTTCATATTTCTCATCATATTTTTCTCTTCTTTCAGGATATGCATTTACGACAAAAACTCTCATCTTTACAATAAAAAAGAAAATAAAAATATATATAATACATATAAATGGAAAAAGGACCAAGCGTCATCCCAGTGAAAGATCCTGAAGTTGAATATTTAAATAAATCTGGATTACCTCCCGTGCACAAACATCTCCCACAGATAGATGGATTTGGTGGTGGAGCGTGTGTATTGCTCGTATCACCTGTGAAGACGGGGAAATCAACTCTTATCAGTAATATGCTTCTCAATAGTGACTTCTACGATGCACAAGAGAGATTTGATTCAACTCATATAATTTCAAATACGATAGCAAATGATGTCACATCCCGATTTTTAAAAGAAGCATTTGATACATACGATCAATATCAAGATAGTATCATAGATGGTATCGTAGAAAGACAGAAAGAGTTTACGAAAGAAGAACAACCTGAAATATCTGTGATTATAGATGATTGTCTGGGATCAATTAAAAGAGAAGGTAGAATAAATCATCTTGCTTCCCGTTTCAGACATTTTAATATTAAGTTATTAGTTATCTCTAGTCAGAATTTTCGTAGTGTATCCCCTATAATAAGACAAAACGCGACGAATGTTATCATCGGGAGTCCATTTCCAAACAGAAAGGAATTATTAAAGGTGGCGGAGGAATATGGGGATCTGTTTGGAGGACCGGAAAAGTTTATTGCTCTATACAAAAAAGCGACACCAGATAGATATAATTTTATACATTTAGATCTGCAAGAAAATCCTCCTATTATGTATCGTAATTTTTCTGAGGTTATGGCGGTAGGAGATAAACCAAGTGTGAGTGTTGAAGAAGGAGATGTAGACGATATTTTAAAAAAAGATAATTTAGAAGAAAATGTTGATACATCATAAACAATGGATTTATACAATATCAATGAGGCAAGGTCACAGGGTAATGCTCGGACACAGAGTAATGATTTATACAATGAACAGATTTTAACTGCTCGTGATAATATTAATAATGCTCTAGACCGTGAGGGGATTCAGGCAAAGGCAGGAGTCACCACAGCGAAGTCGGATGCATCACAAGATAAAATGTTATATGAATTTCACGATACTCTGGCGAGTGTTGGTATCGGGCAAGGTGTTCATAGTTTTGGGAAAAGTGTTGCTGCTTACAAAAAAGTGAAAGAGGCAACGGGAGGTGCAGAAGGTTTTTATAGATCACAGAAAGAATTAGCGGTTAAAAATACTCCTAAGTTAAAGGCAGTTTATGGGGATGCTACAATTTTGAATGATAAACCTGCTGCTGCTAAAGTAGCGACGGAGACAGATGATATTCTTGGAGCAGCACCGCGACCAAATCCTATGGATAGAGCAACAGCAGCGAAGAAAGCAGTTTTAGGTGAAGGACCGCAGGCGGATGCTGTCTGGAATGAATCAACACCTGAAGATCGTGCTAAGATTGTAAATAATTATTCTCCTGCTGGTGAAACTGCTGCGAGTAATGCTAATACACCTTCTGTTACTAGTAAAAAACCTTCTGCTGCGGCATCACTTGAAGATGATACTGAAGATGTTTTTGATAAAGCGAAAGGTAAATTATCTGGTGTTGCGAAGGAAGGAATGTCAAAAGCGAGTCTTGGATTAAAGGCGGTGGGAGCGGTGGGTGGTGCTGTATCTGCATACGAGTTAGCGACGGATGGTCTTGCTGGAACGGTAGATCCAAAGACGGGTAAAAAGAAATATGATGTTGCTGCTGATATCGGTCAGGTGAGTGGATTGATTGGAACTGGATTAGATCTTGTTGGGACTTTTATTCCTGCTCTAGAACCTCTGGGAGCATTAGCGACTGGGATATCTGCAATTGCGGATACAATAGATAGTCATAAGACTGATACACAAAAAGTCACAGATGCACAGAATGAACAAGATTCAGTTGAGAAGAGAAGAACGGCACAGATTGCTGCTTTGGGACCTCTTAAAAAGACAAATGCTCCTGTGAATCAGATGGTTTCAAGTGGATTAGTTGCGACGGGACAGCAACATATTCAGAATGCGACGCAAGGGACTGGGTCATTTTAGTTTTTTTTTTGATTTTAAATTAAAATATAAATATATCATAAAATGCCTACACAACAGTTTTGGTCTGCCGAAGAAAAGATTCCAATCTCCCAAAAGAAAGTTTCTGTTCAAGCAGAAAATGGTCTTAGTTATCAATTAGGACAGCAAGTAAATTTCGTAATTCCTCCCTCTGTTGGATTTATGATGCCTTCTGAAACCTACCTCCGTATGGATGTTCGTGTTCAGTTCCCTAGTGGAGAGACGGGTGTCCCTCTTACACTTGACGGTGACCTAGGGGCAAATGTTTTAATCAGGGATATTAGGGTCTCTAGCGGAGGTGCTCAGAACCAAATTTTGGAGGAAATTCAGAATGTGAATGTATTAAGTGCTCTTAGATATGATTACGAGACAAATGATAATATGAGACGCAAACGTGCACTCACAGAAGGCACTGTTCTTGAGAGTAACAAAGCACGCCCTAATCAGGGATCTACTTCTACGAATATGAATAATCTTGATACGAATCCTTACTTTGATCGTAATGGGAGCAAACTTGAAAACACTGATTTTAAGACTGTTAAAGCACTTCTCACGCTCCCTACAGGAATATTCCAAAATGATAAAATCTTTCCTCTTGGTATGACGCAGGGTCTTCGTATAGAAATAATCCTAGAAGACGCGAGTAAGGTTTTCCGTCAGTTAGAAACTGGTCTTAAAAATAAGAGAGTAACTGCTAATCCTGTTTTCCATTCTATCAGTGGTTCAAATGCCTCCAGAACCGAGTGGTTGAGTGGTTCTTCTCAACCTTCTTTTTATCTTGAGAGGGCGAATGGTGTTATATCTGTTGAGACTTGTCCTTTCTCTGTTGGTGATACAGTTGCTTTTGTCAATCCCAAAGCACTTGATGTCTCTAATCCGGGCGATTCTCGTGTGAATGCTAGTGGTGCGGCGGCAGATGCAATTCTTAAAGTTAAGATTACATCTGTAGATTATGATGCTGCTGCTGGTGATGGAACTCCTACGACGGGTTTAGTTAAAATCACTTGTGCTTCTACTGAGAATAAATGGTATGCTGCTATTACTCCATCGGCGACTACAGAGTATTATGTGTATTCTTGTGGAGTAGATGAAGCATCATCTTTCACTCCTACCTGCTCTGTAGATAATGTTGAACTGATCGTCCAGCAGGTTGAGATGCCCGCTGGTTATGTTTCTAAGATGAACTCTATGATGAAGGCGGGTGGTGCGATGAACTATGATTTCCTTTCATACACGAATTACAAATATTCTCAGTTACAGAGTGACCGTGTTGTAAATATTCGTCTGCCTATCCAGAATAGTCGCTGTAAATCAATCCTTGCGATCCCTACGGATGCAACTCCTTACACTGCGAAACAGACTATTTTCTCTGGTGATGATGTTTATCAGGTAAATAACATTACTCGTGATAGTGGTGTTACGGCGGGTGCTCAGGGTTATACGAATAATAACTCTACGCGTAGTGGTCTTGTAGGGATTGCTGATCACGCGAGTAACTATCAGTTTATTTACAATGGTAAATTGAATCCTAATAGAAAAGTGCCTCTTAACCGTATCTCTGTAAATACGGGTGATGAATTTGCTCTCAATCAGCAGAATTTCATAGAACAAGAAAAGGCGTTGAGAATGGCGAACATTGATCCTCTATCTTTTGAGAAATGTCAGGAGAATTTTTTCGTAGGACGTGCGTTAAGTTTATCTTCAGGAATTTACGATGCAAGAGGTCGTGATTTCAATCTTCAGGTTGAGTATCAGGAGACTACCGCACCTACGAAGGCGAAACTCTGGAATTGCTTTGTTGCTCATCTAAGACGTATTGTTGTTCGTGGGGATTCTATTGCCCTTGAAGTCTAAATAAAGACATCTTTTTTTAAAATTATTTTTTAATTTATAATATATTTTACATTATAAAACAATAATGTCATCCCGCCAGAACCTCCAAGTGACTCCAAGCAACCACACCTCAACTGGAAAGATATCTTACAAAGATGGTAATCCTCTTATTCAGTTTATTATAGGCGAACAGGATCGTATGCTTATCGGTAACTCTGTAAGACTCGTAGGTAAATTTAATGTATTTAAGGCAGATTCAACTCTATCAACAACTCCTCTTCGTATGAGCGAACAGTTGGGACTCTATTCTATCATTGATTCTCTTACTATTAAATCTCAGGCGACTCATCAGGTAATTGAAGAAATAAAACATTTTCAGAGATTTATGGGATCTTATTTACCTGTTACTTCTTCGGAACAGGACAATGCTGGTCACTTAACTGAGACTGCTCTTACGTCTGTAAATTATGTTAATCAGCAGCACACGGTCGTCGGTATCCCCACCTCTAATGCTACGGATACTAAGAAGGGTGGAAACTCTTTTGCTATCAACCTCCCCTGTGGTCTGTTTAACGGACAGAACCCTATTCCTCTTATGGCGAATGGTGCTGGTGGAGTCGGTGGTCTCCTCGTAGAAATCCAACTTGCTCCTGATTCAAACGTCCTATTTGACTCTACGGGTAATGCTACATCTGATGATGTTAAAGATGCATTTTATGAACTAAACAATTTAAGTATTTCTGCTGAGGTTATGACTCCTGATCCATCTGTTCAAGTTCCTCCTGCTTCCACCTTTGAATATAATTCTATTTCATCCTACTTCACTACATTTAACTCTACGAATGCGATTGTAAATTTCAACCTTGGTCTATCCAGAGTCCTTGGTGTCTTTGGTAACATTATATCTGCTGATAAAATTAATAACAGAGGTGAGAATGGTCTATCAAATAACTATCCTGTAAATAGTGGAGGTGATGAACTTCCCGCGAAGATTCAGCAGTTATTTTTCACTCGTGGTGGTGAAAGATTTCCTCTTGAATACAATATTGATACAGTTCAGAAAGATTCAAGCAATCCTCAGAATGCTCTATCGGATACAGCGGATAGTCAGATTGTTCAGAATTATATGAATGCTATTACTCAGTTCTCAAAACTTCGTCGGACTTCTACGAATCCTCTTAACACTAAATATACTGCTGGGACTCCTGCTGTTGTAAATATTAAGGTAGATGGAGGCAGTTCGGCGGGTCTAGGAGTCGCGTATGATGTGATCTCTGGACAAGGAGTAGATTTTTCATCTGTTAATTGGGGTATGAATATGGAGTGTCTATTAACTACGGATAATCCTCAGGCATTCTATCTATTTGTTCATTCTAAGCAGACTCTTGCATTTAGCGGAGACGGTATTTCGGTTGTTCGTTAAATGATATCTTTTCAATAGTTTTTTAAAATAATTTTTTTATTTATAATATATTTTACATTATAAAATAATGTCTTACGCAACTTCAAGTGACCAATCGCAAGTGATGTCTTCTACGCCAAGTTCTTCGGATGCTTCCGCCGTCCCCGATCTCGTAAGAATCGGACAAATTCCATCAAACACTGCTATTGATATTGAAACAGATGTCCTAGATCCTGTCGTTCATACAGATTCTTTCTGCAGATTTCAGTTTCAGAATAAAGGTATCCTTCATTCCAATTCTAAGATTGTATTTAGGTTACAAGCAAATGCAGAGAGTGCGTATCTACCTGTCGGTGTGGGGATACATTCTCTAATTCAGAGAGTTGCTCTTCGTGTCGGGACTAAAACCGTCTCTGAAATTGATGATTTTGCTCACTACATCGCCTATAAGTCTATGTTCTTATCTAATGAACATCAGAAACAGAGAGAACTATTTGTATCGGGACGTCGTCTTGCTCACAAACCGTATTACAGTGAAGGTGCTACTGATTGGGGAGGTGCTAATAATGTCCTACAGACCGCGGCACAGCGTGTTGGTCTTGACGTAGGAGTCCAGACATCGGCAACGAGAACTCAGACGGATGGTGATATTACGGATCGTCTATTTGTTAAAACGACTTCTAATTTCGGACCAGAATTTTCTGTATCTATTCAGGATCTATTCCCCTTCCTCTACACGAACCAGTTACCTCTCTTTATGATGACTGAACCAGTTACGATTGAAATCTTTTTCAATGATGCTATTAATGAACGTATGTGTCTCCCTGAATCTGGGAGTGGATCTGCTGCTACTGCTTCATTCCGTATTGACACGACTGCTACTGAACTGATTGCTGATTACCAGTATTTCCCTCAGGAGATGATGGAACAGTATGCTGCTCAGAATGCTAATCTATCATTTACATTTATGGACTACAGACTTGCTAAGAGAACTATCCCTGTAAATGCTTCGGGAACTGAGGCATCCACGGGACAACTCATTGTGAATGTTGGTGGTGCTGGAAGACTTGTTACTAAAGTATTTACTACTCTTGCAGATGATAATGTTAAAGGTATTTCTATGCTACAGAACTATCATTCAAAATCCCTCACTCGTGATTATACGGGAGCAGAAGATGCTCGTTTTAACGGTGTTCTTACGGCGAATTGTAAATATAATGATCACTTCTTATATCCAGTTGATGTTGATAACTCTGCACAGCAATTCCATAATCTAACTCAGGGTGAGGGTATGGTTCCGTTTGTCTATCGTGAAGAATATAATTTTGAAGGACAGGGTCTTGCTTCGGGACTCTATGAAGGTCATTCTCAGAAGAATGAAGTATCTGGTCTTGCGGGACAGTTTTTCTATCAGTGCTATAAACTAAATCGTAATGAGAGAATTAACTCCCGAGGCATTGAACTTTACAATACTTGGGATAAACTTAAGAACTCTAAATCGGCAGGTTCTAATACTATGACCCTCCGCTCATATGTTGAACTTATCCGTGTTGCTCAGTTGGTTGATGGTAAGATGGAAGTTTTCTTCGCTTAGACTAAATAATTTTTTTAACTTAAATTTTAATATAATACATATAAATATGTCTTACACAGATACAATCATATTGGAAGCAAACAGGAAGTCTTCTGTTGAATTTCTAGGAGGTAACACAGAGAGTAAAGGAACTTGGAACAATGCTCTTGGGTCTGGAATTAAACTGGATATAGGTGATACAATATCGGTGCACTCTGCATATATTTCTGAAATCGGAAATGAAGAATCTACGATAGAAATTACAGGACGTAAAGCAGTTGATAATGAAGGACGGACTCAGAGATATACTACAAATAATGTATCTGTAAAACGAACTTATGGTGAAAAGAATAATGGATCTGCTACATTAAATTTACAGAGTGAAGAGGGTAATTATGGATGGGAATATACACAAGATACTCCTATTGTAAATGATATTCAAGATGATGAGATAAATATGACACATTCATATTATAAATGTAATCAGGGTGATAATTACATAACATTACCAAGAGCATTTGGTAGTCGTGATGTATCTGGATGGTATCAGCAAGGTCGTATCTGGCGTGAGTATAATGCATCTTTTAATGGAGCAGTTGCAGGACAGAATCCATATAGGTTGGGAAGTGATTATTGTGATGTGAGATATTACGGACAATATGATGGATGGGGATTTAATGATACTGAACAAGAACGTGGTTTAAGAGTTGAAATAGTAAATGATGGATCTCGTTTTACATTATTTACAAGAAAAGAGTTTAAAAATTATGTTCCTGAAGGTAAAAAAACTGGATTTTGTCTCCAAGGTGAGCGTGATCCTGCGATGATGGATTTTATTTGGTATAAGAAAACTATTAAATATAATATTTCACGAGGGTTTAATAGTCCTGCGAATGTTGCGACACAATTTACAAATATTATGAGTGATGTAAATAAAGTTCAAAGTGAATCTTGGGGAGATGAAATAGATTCAACTGGTGCACGGAATGATGGACAGATAGCGAATAATTATATATCTCTGAGTGCTACATCAAACACCTATGAGAGATTTCCGTGTGCTACTGGATGGTTCTTACGATCCAATGCTGAGATGTTTTTTAAAGATAATTATAGTAATTCTGTTCGTGAAAGAATGTATCAACCTAATCCTACCGCAAAAACTTGGGACGAGCATCAAAATCAGTTAGGTTTTGCATCAGCAAATGTTTTTGGGAATGGTGGTGTTGTCACTCCAGATACCTCATATTCTCCGAATGTTCCTAGAGTCACCGCTGGATATAAGATTCGTCGTCTTATGAATTTAACACAAGATGAAGCAATTCCTATGGTTCAGGGATTACAGGGAGCAACTGTAGGAGGTGTGAGAGATTTAAAAACTCACGGAGGAGGAGGTGCTTTACCTGATATGAGTATGTTTACTGTCTGTTCATTAGTGGAATCAACTACTACATATAATCACCCGAATGGAAATTTATTACAATATGAATTTACAAATGAGCATATGGTTCCTTGGTATGATTCGTGTTATTCAACAGTGGGATTTAAAAGACCTGAGATTCAGGAAGCGGGTCGTAAATTAATGGTGGATGAGAATATTGCTACTGGAGCATATCGTTCATCAACGGATGGTTCTTTTGCGACGTGGTCTATGAATTATCCTTTATCAACTCATCTTGTCGTGGATGAAAGGAATCACGATTTTTCAAAAACAATATTAACTCAGATACCTTGGAATGATACAAATTTATTAAAATTAAAGACATTTATTGAATCACAGTCTTTGTATCCTGAATTATTTGAATATAGTAATATGTCTGCATCTCAAAAAGAATTTGTGAATACAGCGGGTGATACTGTTGCTGGTGAGAATGTATCACCTGATAAGATGAGGTTTCTTCATATGAATGATAAAACGGGAGGTAGTAATCAATCAGTTGTTGTTAAATTTGCATCTTGGACAGAAACTGATCTGGGCGGATACTTAACAGTGGATGATTCAAGTTCATTAAAAATAGGGATGAGGTTAGCACTCAGTCAGGGGGATACAGATAATGGTGCACGTGCTTTCCCTACAGATACATTTATTACGAGTAAAGAGGGAGGAAATAGATTATATTTATCAAATGATTATAATTCTGCACAGGGTCTTGGTGCTACTTCAGATATTTATTTTGAAGGACAAGGTTTAGGTTCAGATCAATATTATTCAAATGCTGATTTAGAGACAACCCGTGATGATCATCGTGCTGGTGCGGTCTTCTTTGATTATAATCCTGATCGTGCAGATATCTTAGAAGGTGAAGGTAATGCTTTGGGTGATGCTTATGGAAGTCTTACTTATGGATTTGCTAGAAGATATTATTATTTAGGTTCATCCTATATTTGTTTTTCTGTAGAGAAATATCAATCTGGGACGTTACCACAAGAATTATTCGCGGCAAATACTATATCATCATATAGGTCAATAGGATTTGATAAACATTTTAATGCTTATGGGACTGCTGCGATTCTTTTAACGAATGGACTTGCTGGTATCTGGGGATCTAATTATAACGCCTCGGCATTACAAGGAAATGGGAGTTTTTGTTTCGGAGATATGGATGCGAATAATAGGACGACTCTTCCAAACGGTTCAGAAACTGGAAATATTTTTAAAGCGATATTACCTCAACCTGCTCGGGATGGTTTATTTTTAGCAGATCCTGTCAATGAACGTTTCGGACCTTTTCCTTCACCTGAAACATCTGTAGCATTTAATGAGATATATTGTGGAGCAAATCAACCCTCTTTACAATTTGCTTCTGATTCATCAAGGTTTTCTTTTACATTGTTACATACTCCTGAATTGGTAGGGACGAACGCATTATCCACATCAACAGCGACAGATGTAGGAGATGCGACAGTTCCTGTTTATAAAATAAATAAAAGATTAAGTAGATTAAATTATAGTCCTACATTTATTCCTTATAATAATGTTTTTAAAGTTACGACTGCTGCTGGTGCATCTGGAGCAATAACAGAGAAAGATCAAAATACGATACCGAATGTGATAATGGATGCTCAGTCAGGAATATTTATTGAAGATTATGGATGTGATGAAGCGAACTGGACGCAATCTCTATGGGAACTCCTTGGATTTAGTTATGAACAATTTCATCGTAAAGGGTCTCGTCTTGCAAGATATAATAATACTGGGATAACCTCATCAACACCTACTACAAATGCTCTTGTAAGAACTGAAGATGTTCAGAATTTTGTTCTTGGTGGAGAATCACTCCTACCCGTGCACAATACATTGGAGCAGATAACATCTACTTGGAGACATAATCTAACCCCACCCAAGGCGGGAGGAGGAGTTGCTGCTAATCTCATCGCAGACAGTGCTTTTGCGTTTCAGGGGAATCCTACATTTTCTGCTATATCACAGAGTTGTAGTTCAACAGATATTATTGCTGATAATTTACCTCGTAAGATGTTAAGTCCTATATTTTTAATTAAAACTGATTTATTAAATCCTCAATATATTGGGGGTCGTGAAGGAGGAGTTGCCCTTCCTATTATAGGAGTCGTAGATAAGTCTGCAGGATATGGTGATTTTTATACTGGAGCAAAAGATTCAACAATCTTTACAAATACAGTCCCTAGGACAGTTCAAAATATTCAAACATCTATCGTAGATGCAGATGGAACTGCTGCGAGGGTAGATGATTCTTGTTGTATCTTATATAAAATAACTAAACAGGTAAGAACAAATGCTGATGTAATAGAGAATCTATTAAATCCACCTAAAACTCCTCCTAAGTAAAAGATATCTTTTTGATTGTTTTCTAAATCTAAAATGTAAGTAGTTGTAGATAGTAAATGTAAATAATCATCTATAAAATAAAATATAAGAAAGGTATAAAAGATATCATTATGAGTGAAAGTAGTGAAGGTAATTTACAAGACTATAGTGTAGATCAGGCAGCGGGAGCGATTGTTTTAGTATTAGGAGCAGTTGCATCTTTATTACTTGTTATCTGGCAGAGCAAATGTCATTGTAAGATGAATTTATGTTATATTTTTCAATGTGAGAGAAGACCACCAAATGAAGAGGAGATGGAGAATTTAAAAGATCAGGCACAGAAATTAAAAGATAAAAAAAATAATAAACCCGTGGAAAAAAAACCTAAACCCTCCCGTGCACCCTCCCCTGAACCCGAAAATATAATTATATCTTTAAATGAACCTGAACCCGAACCTGAACCAATTATCCCTTAACGCATATTCTCATCATCGTCCTCCATACACCTTGCTGTGAGTTCTAGGTGACAAGAGTTATCTTTGGGGTCATTACACTTGTCAAGACATTCTTGCCAGACTTCACTACCGCAGACCCCGAGGTTATCGTCTCCCATTTGGTCACCGCTCCAATAGACAAGAGCAAAGTTCTTCCAATATGTTTTACTCTCAGTGAGTTTAGCATTCTCAACACAGACTCTCTCAATGAAGTCTGCGATTTTGGTGTTGGAGATAGCACCACCAAGTTCTTCTTCACTTGGTTCTTCATCTTCTTCAAGAGTATCATAGATTTTTTCAATGAGTTCCTGTTGGGAGAGGTGTGTAACAGAAGCAGATTGCTCTTTGAGTTGTTCTTTGAGTTTCTCGTGCTCCTGAGTGAGTTTGTGTAGTTCTATCTTGGTTGTCTTGTATCCCTCTCTGAGTTCATCGTGGTCTTCTTCTGCAACATATCCCAGTGCTTCAAGACAGTCCTGAGCACCTTGCTCATCATAGAGACCCTCATTGTCTTCTTTGAGTTGCTTGTTCTCTTTTTCTAGTTCTTCGTAATCAGTCTTGAGAACATATTCTTCTTCAATAGCATTGGAGTATCTGCAGACTTCATCCTCAAGATACTTTACTTGTCCTTGGAGTTTCTTGTTTTCTTTCTTGAGTTCTTGATAAATATCAGAACCCATTACCCAATCTTCGTAACTAGAGGAATTATTATAAACATATTCTATCGCACTTTCTTCTGTGAGTTGATTTTCCTTAAGACACCCTACTTGTCCTTGGAGTTCTA